GCTGGTACGAACTTTCGCCAGTACAGCGGCTTACCTGCCTTTGCATGTCCTTCCGGGTATACGTATGGCTGTCCTGACTCCATGTCGGAGGGAACGAATGGCTTACCGGGTTCCCCTTGGTCGATGTACATTTTCTTGACCCACCAGCCTCCGACACCGCCGGGGTTGGCTGTACACCGCATCGAGAGATTGGCGGCGAGCTCCTCGTCTGTTGAACGGAGACGGGAGCGTAGGTATTCCCATACGTATGGGGTAGGATACTGGGTGATTTCATCGATGGCTATCCAGTTGAAAGCCTGTCCCTGATATCGTGTGACGTCTTTGTCTTTGTCGAGGTACGAGAACCATATGGTCGCTCCAGAGGGGAAGACCCACGTCGACTTACTTTCACGGAATACGGCACCGGGAAACGCTTTGGGATACAGTTGTTTCGACTTTGATATGAGTTCAGTCAATTCATCGAGAGTGCGGCGTAAAAGAAGCCCCCGATGGTTAGGGTTGTGACAATAACGGAGAGGATCAGCAAGAAGAGCGAAACTTTTTCCGCCCCCGGCCGCCCCGCCATATAAAACATCCTGCTCGGGAGCACTGAGAAACTCTTCTTGAGGCCCAACGTTAGGTCGGAATACAACTTCTGACTCACCGATCAAATCCTCGACGTGTTTGGGGAGTTTATTGACGTCCCCCATGTCTACCACGCGGGATTTTTCACCTTTTAGTGCCGTTTCTACCTTAGAAGCGGCCTTTTCACGCACAGATGCGCGATATGCTTGCTTTTTTGCGGCGGCTCTCTTCTTTTCTGCCGCCTTTTTCGACCGATTTATGCTAGCTTGAGTCGCTCTACGCGCTTTTTCCGCAGTAGAGAGGTTATAGCGGGCTTTGGGCGCATTCGGGTCTTTCTTTGGACGTCCCCGCTTGCGTTTTGGGGCCTCCTCAACCTTATTCTCTTCCTCACTCACCGTGTTCTATAACCATCTCTTTCTTCGGGGGGAGTAGTACCACGCCATGTACAGCTTGGACATTGACGTTGTGAGTTTCCTGCTTGCCGAGTCCGACCCGATTGAGGAGAGACTCCGCGGCTTGCAACCGTATATTATCTCCACGCTCAATTTCCGGTGCATCAATCGTTTGGACAAGCTTATTTGCGGCCTTGAGAGCACCGCCTGCAAGAATATTCCGTGCTCCTTCGATAATTTCGTCGGCAAGAGACTCTTTGAGATATCCAATGGAACCTTGAGAGTAACCTGACACTTCGCACGCCCGTGAGAAGTTACCGCCGTTCTCGAAGAGTGCGGAGAGGAAAGCTTGTTGTTTGTCTGTGAGCTCACGCTTTTTACTCTTTTGGGGGAGGAGATTCATGGTTCTACCACGTGTGTGTGTTACATAGGTGCGGAAAAGTGCGAAAACTTAGTGATACTATCCGCATAAAAGTGGGAATAACTTCCCGGCTTACCCCCAGAAGGGGGAATAAGCTCCCGGAAAAGGTGTACCCGCGGTGGCTCTGGTCTCGGAACTCTGGGTCACATGGCCGATAAGAAGTTGTCTTCCCCTGCCAGCTTGCCCCCGGTACAGTACCATTATGGGGGTCGGTTCAAATTTTTGTCAAATAAAATAAAAAAAATTACGGTAAACGTGTAAGGGGCTATTGACAGAATTAAAACTCGACTGTACAATGGAATTGTAGGTTCCGCAGGGGTAAATATATACTCCCCACCCCCAACCTACCACCCTCCCCATAGCCCCGTTGGTTCCCCCTAGCCATCGGGGCTTTCTTTTGGGCAAGCCGTCGGGGCCGCTGGGGCCGTCGGGGTTACCAACGGTAAGCCGTCGTGTGAAACATTGCGTGAAACACTACCTAAAACCAACAAAAATTTCTCGGGAATGCTAGCCCTATACCTACCCACCCCCCGTGTCCCTTGCCCGCCCCACCACTGGGGTCTTTATTTTTTACCTCAGTGAAACCGCCCTACCAAACCACACCGCCGGCTTAACCGTCGGCATCCTCCCCGCGCATCCTGTCGGGTACATATACGCATCTCACATATAAATTCTAGTTGCACCATTGACCAAACCCCTTCGGTAAACCTGAGGGTATCGATTGGTTTTCATAATTTGACACTGTGTCGGCCGTGGGTGCATGCCCCAGTGGACACCACAAAAAAACCCCTCCCCCACTGGCGGCAAGGCCTTCGGGTATTTTCTGGGTTATCCGGTGGTAAGCCGTCGTGGGGACAAAAAAAACCCCGCATCGAGCGGGGCGGAAATACCGGCGGAGCTTATCCCGCCGGCGAGGGATTGGTTATGCTTTCGACTGTTCTCCCGTAATAGCACATGAGTCCATCCGGCCGAGTAGGTGGGAAAGTTCCTGTGCGAATAGGCGGCGGTTCTCCGATACGTAAGCATCGATCTTGCGGGCTTCGTTGTCGTACGTACCCCAACCCACTGTATCCACAATGCGCTTGAGTTCTTCGAGTTGTGAAGCTGTGAAGTTGATAGTTGTTTGTGTGTTCATGGTTTCGTTCTCCCGATTAAACCAGTTTGAAGTTCTCATTGGTTGACACGTCGTCTCCCAATGCATGCAGTGTATAAACTCCCTTGCGTGAGCGCAAGTCCGCGAGGTGGTGCTTGCGAATCTCACAAGCCAGTTGGTCGACACTTCCCGACTTGAGACCGAGAAGCTTCCCGACGTGTTCCCGTGGGACATCCCCATACTCATTCAGAATCGCAAGGAAGCGGAAGTGCTGTGCCGTGATCCTCTTCTTGTTCGCCGGTACGGTGGCGATGAGTTCATCGGCCGATACCACTTCGTCGTCGAGTTCGGCCTTGAGTTCGTCCAGTTCCGCCGCGAGTGATTCGATGCGAGACGTGAGAGACGCCAATGCGTCGCGGTGGTCTTTAAGTTCAGTTGTGAATGGTTTCATCATGTAATCCTCAAAAGAATTTAGAAATAATCAAGATAAGAAGCAGTATCCAAAGAAACCGCCAGAGTCCTGCTAGTAGTTCAGTCATGCGGCCTGTTCCAATGCTAACCACTGAGGCGACTCGAGTACGTTTCGCACCTTGGCTTCCCGTTGTAGGCGTACGCGGTGGGGATTCGATCCGCTCCGGCTTGTGCTGAGTTCGGTACCGTCCTCGCGCTCCCAAGTTTCATCGACGTGGGTCGCCCAATGGGTGAGTGCGTTGTACCCCGCCCACATACTAGAACCAAGCTCGCGCTGTTCCTCTTTAAAGCGGTGGTTTAAATACTCAAGCAAACGGCCGTTAACTCGTGCGCTTTTATCGGTCGACAATTGCGCGGCCTCCCCTCCCTTCTTGCAAACGGTATTCTCGAGAATCTCAACCCACTGGGACGGGTGCAGGTCGATAGTTTTCCAAGCGTTCATCTGGTCACGGTGCGAGGTGAACATACCCAAGCCGAGAGTAGACTTCGCGATCATGGCAGAGACCGAGAGGTTGCTAGTGTGCTTGCGTTTCTGGTGGTAGGCCTTCTGACCGCCGAAGACGCAAGTATTCCGGCAGTAATCCCGATAGGCACCGCTAAACACTTGGAAAGCCCAAGACATATCGACGGAGTTAATGATATCGGCGCGGGCTGTGATCCCGTTCCCCTTCCCGTCAATGTCGAAAGTGAGGTCATTGAAGTAAACAGCGCGAGTTGCGCGGCGGCCGTCGTCGAAGATGCGATCCACGACGGTAAAGTTATCGTGTGGCAACGATGGGTTGTCGAGGATGCTTCGCGCTTGCTCTTGGAAAGCGAGCGAGTGATCCACGAGCTTGTAAGTTTTCGCGACGGGTGGCGACTCGAGTAGTTCCCCAGTTCGGGAGTTCTCGAGACCGTAGTACCCTTCCAATAGGCGGCCGTTGCGATCATATAGCGGCACCTTGTGTACCGATCCGAGTTCCGCAAAGAAATCGACGTCGAGCGGGTTGCTGTGCGTATATTCCAAGCCGTCTTGGATACGTTGCGCGGTGCGCTCTGGGTTAAGTATTGCGTTCATGACTAAAAGTCCTCTTGTTTCCGGCCGGCCGATCCGGCGCGGTAGTTATGTTTTACGGTAACAAAACGCTAAATGCAAGCGATGTATGTCAAAAAAAGACATACAAGAGCGATCTCGCCGATCTCGATTTTCGTGCGTATCGAGCCGGCGTCGATCATCGTGCGCGTGCGCTCCTCCTCCTTACTACTAAAGCTAACTATCCCGTGCGTATCTACGGACGCGAAACGAACGGTTGACGACTTTTTTACGGGGGGATTGACGGATTGGGTGGGCATCGCTCCCTCCTTCAGTGGGTTTTAAAAATGATGTTCTTGTCGGGAGCATCCCAACATAACGAACACGTCGTGCAAGCTTTGGTCTTGCCTTCCTGCTCGGGACAGACAATCCCCTTCGTATCCAGTCTCTCGCTGTTCGCACTAAAGCGCATGCCAGTGTCAGACCATCGTACGTGCCAACGGTCGGGAAACCCATTACGTACAGCAAAGAGTGCCTTGTATATATCGGAGTTCGTCTCTGCGGTGTGGTGGGTGTAACCCCACACGTAAAGGTTTTTGTGTAACACCAAAAGCTTACGCCAGAGGTTGACATATTCGACAGAATAAAAGTCTCCCAGTACGTGTAGCCGGATTAAAACCTTCCGGCCTTTCTCCCGTGCCGCACTACACTTTTGGCCTAACTCAACGATAAGCCGTCGTTCGAGTTCCTCCCCATGCTCGAGACGATGGGCAAAGGGCATATTGTTCCCGTAACAATCTTCCCAATGGCCGCATGAGGTCGGGCAAGTCTCGCGTTCGGTCAGGGTCAGCGTATAAACTTCGGCACCTTTAAGCGTCCCCTTCTTTACGTACCGGCCGGCACCGCCCAATTTCGCGCTCGATGGCTTCTTCAATATCTCGTGTGAGTAGTCTTTTAAAGCTTTCTTGCTTTTTTGATAACGTGTTGTGGTCAACATTGATATTTTCTCCCGTGATTAGTTGTGGTCGGGACAGTGTCTTGTCCCAACCCTCGTCGTTTGCTCTCCAGTCTGCGAGTGCTTCAGGGTGGCAAATCGTCTTTGGTCTCATGCGTTTTCCTTCAAGTAATGGTCTAGCATATCAATAGCGCATTTTAAATGACTACTCGCGTTATCTAGTGTTGTGGACTCGACGTCGCCGGTATCGTTCAGCGTATCGCTTGCCTGTTTTACTAGCGTCAAAGTTTTCTCGACTTCCTTGTACACAAGATAGTCTACCCGCGTCTTGTTCTCATTACTGATGGTCAGCATATTTTGACTCCACTACTTCAATTACTTCATTTTCCAACCACTCAGTGTGGTGGTAGTGCGCTGATCCTTGATAGACAATATCAGAAGCATCATCAGCGTCTTTTGCTTCGACAATATACTCGAATATAACGTCGGCGCGTTCTCTTACGATAAAAGTTTTCACTCCTGTTCCTCCTCGTAAGTGTCACAATAACCGATCCCCTCCATTAGGTCGTCGTCGGTCGCCTCCTCCAGTCTCTTGAGAATTGCTTCCCGTACCATTGCTCCGGTAATGTCGCCGCCGTCCTCCTCATTAGATATTACGGAAAAAGCGATATCGTATAGGTGGTTAAACTTTCGCGGGTATTCTTTCCCGTGCGGTGCTTCCCGTAACGGTTGTTGTTCTACGTTGTCATGATATTCCAACCATGACTCGAGAAATTCATCGTCACTGTTCAAACCAATCGCCCTATCGGCAACCATGATATCGCACCACGGGTACTCTTCACCTAAACAATCGATTACTTGGTCGCGTGTTTCTGCAAAAACATTTACGACAAAATACCGGCAAGGTTCAAAGGGTGGGTTTTCTGTGTCTTGATCCAGTAAGATACACCGCCAACGAAACGCAACCGGTGAGATTTTACCTCCCGCAAAATGCGGCTTAATGTTTCGGTATTGTTCTGCAATCATTTTAGTATTGCTCCTCTACTAGTTCGGTTATGAGATTATGCCCCATATATTCTGCGGCA